AAAAGGGTTTTCTATAGAAGGATATTTTACTGATAAAATTGCTATGAGTAAAATAGAAGAAATTAATGAAGAAGAAGAAGCAAGAGAAATATTATTAGAGATTGCTAATTCAATACTAGACAATAAGTATGAGTTTAAAACTTATAGTGATTACGGAAGTGGTGTTAGAAACAATGCAAAAAGAGGTATTGAACTGAATAAAAAGGTAAATAATAAATGTGCCACAAGCGTGGGAAAAATTCGTGCACAGCAGTTGTCACGCGGTGAGAAATTAAGTGTATCAACGATTAAGAGGATGTATTCTTACTTATCAAGAGCAGAAACTTATTATGATGCTGGAGATAGTAAAGCTTGTGGAACTATATCTTATTTATTATGGGGTGGTAAAGCTGGATTAAATTGGTCAAGAGGTAAACTAAGAGAACTTGGTGAATTAAAAATGGCATCAATGGTTGTAGATAAAGACCACGCAATTATAAATGATAGATTAGCTTATTCAAGTAAAGAAAAAGCTGAAGAGATGGCAAAAGATTTAGATTGTAAAGGAATACACGAACACGACTTTGAAGGTAAAACTTGGTATATGCCTTGTGAACAACATTTTTTAGCAGAAGTAGGTGAAGACGGAGTAATAAGAAAAAGTCCTAAAGCACCTAAATCCGACACTCCTAATCCTAATCCTAAAGGTGAAGGAACGGCAAAAGGAGATGCTTCTGGCAAAAGAGGTGCTAATGTGTCAGAAAAAGATAGAGCTTCTTTAAAGAAAAAAGCAGATGATTTTAATGAAAGATATAAAGAAAAATTAGGTTATGGCATAACTGTTGGTATGCTAGCTTCAGTATTTCAAAGAGGTCTTGGAGCATACAACACAAGTCATTCACCAAACGTTAAATCACCTTCACAATGGGCACATGCTAGAGTAAATGCTTTTATGTATTTGGTAAGAAATGGAAGACCAGAAAATGCTAAATACACAACTGATTACGATTTATTGCCAACTAAACATCCTAAAAGCAGCAAAAAATGAGTAAAAACAACGAGACATTAGGAAATGCTGTTCCAAATAATAAAAGAAGAGGTTGTATGTGTAAAGATGGTACATATTCAAGAAAATGTTGTGATGGAACTTTGAGAAGTCAAGGTGTTGGAAGAATATCAGGTGTAGGTGTTTTATTGTTGGAATCAGGAGGAAATATATTACAAGAAAATGGTAACAATATAAAATTATAAATAATGAGTAAAAAAATATCACAATTAAACGCAGCTACAGAATTACAAGGCACAGAAACATTTGCAGTAGTTCAAAGTAGCGAAACAAAAAAAGGAACTATAAGTCAAGTTATAAATTATATACACGCTACTAACATTACTGTTTCATCAGGAGATACTATTGATTTAGACGATGCATCTTATGACGATACAAGATTAGTAAAATTAACTTGGTCAGGAGGTTCTGGAAATATGACTATGACTTTGCCAGATGCTACAACTTCTAAAAACACAAACAGATTAATAAGATTTGTAACAAATGGAGGGTTTAACACAAACACAAGAGTTAATTTAACTCCTCTTGCAGGACAAGAGTTAGACGGCTCTTCAAGTCCTTATGAATTAAATGTTGCTTATGAAGGTTTAATGTTGTGGTCAAGTGGAACGGAATGGATTATAATACAGAAGAAAGCATAAAAATCTAACAAGGTTTTTATATACAGTTATTTAAGTAATAAATTAATTTAATAATCGAAATTTATGGAAAACACTAAAGCTACATCAATTTTGAACGACATCATGGAAAAACTATCCTTAGTTAAAAAAGATGAAGTAAAAGAAGTTGAGGTGAATCAAGAAGTAAATCTTTCGGAACAAATTAAAGAAGAAGAAAAACTATCTCAAGAACTTACTGAACTTGCTTGTCAAGAAGATGTAAAAGAGGAGTTATCTACTGAAGAAGTTGTCTCTGAAGAGCTACAAGAGGAAGTTCCTGTAATAGAGGAAGCTTCTGAAGACGTTGAGATGGATGAAATGAAATACGTTAGTAAAGACGAATTTGAATCTAAAATCTCTGAATTAAAAGGAATGATTGAAGAAATGAAATTAGGTTACGGTGAAGAAAAACTATCTATGCAAAAAGAAATAGAAAAGTTGTCTGCTCAGCCAGCTTCAGAACCAATCGCACACAACCCTGAAGGGGAAGTAAAACAAAACTTTAAATCTTTTGGTCAAAACAGAGTAATGAGCACTAGAGATAGAGTAATGAACAGAATTGCTAATTTAAAATAAACCAAAACTAAAATTAATTAAAAAATGGCTACTACTACATCAATTACAACTACTTATGCTGGAGAATTTGCAGGTAAGTACATCTCTGCTGCTTTATTATCAGGTGTTACACTTGATAGAGGTGGTATTGAAATTAAACCAAATGTAAAGTACAAAGAAGTAATCAAAAAAATTGCTACTGATTCTAACGTAATCAAAGATGCAACTTGTGATTTCACTGACACTGCTACTATTACATTAACAGAAAGAATCCTACAACCAGAAGAATTCCAAGTAAACCTAGAGCTTTGTAAGAAAGACTTTAGAAGTGACTGGGAAGCTGTACAAATGGGATACTCTGCTTTTGACAACTTACCTCCTAAATTTAGTGACTACTTAATCGGTCATGTTTCTGGATTAGTTGCTGAAAAAACAGAAAACAACATTTGGAAAGGTGTTAATGCAAATGCTGGTGAATTCGATGGATTTACTACTTTATTAGCTGCTGATGGTGACGTTATTGACGTTGCTGCTGCAACTGTAACATCTGCTAACGTTATTGCTCAACTAGGAGCTATCGTTGACGCTATTCCTTCTGCTTTATACGGAAAAGAAGATTTATACATCTATGTATCTCAAAACATCGCTAGAGCTTATGTAAGAGCTTTAGGAGGATTTGGAATCTTAGAAAATGCTGCTGGAACTGAAAACGTATCTAGCATTGGAGCTAACGGTGTATCTAATCAAGGTACTATGTGGTGGCAAAATGGAGCATTATCTTTTGATGGTGTAAAATTATTTGTTGCTAACGGACTAGCTGATAACAGAGCGGTTGCTGCTCAAAAATCTAATTTATTCTTTGGAACTGGTCTTTTATCTGACCATAACGAAGTTAAGTTAATCGATATGGCTGACTTAGATGGTTCTCAAAACGTAAGAGTTGTTATGAGATTTACTGCTGGTGTTCAGTACGGAATAGGGTCTGATATTGTACTATATTCTTAATAAATTAAATTAACCAAAAAACAGGGTAGGTGGGTATATGCCTACTTACCCTTTTTTTATAAAAAATAATAAACTATGGCTTGCGATTTATCATTAGGTAGAAAAGAACCTTGTAAAGATGTTGTTGGTGGCATAAGAGCAGTTTATTTTACTGATTTTGGAGATTTAGGTACAGTTACACAAACTGATGATGAAATAACAGATTTATCTGGAACTTTCACTGCCTATAAATATGAAGTAAAAGGAAACTCGTCTTTTGAACAAAACATTACGTCTTCAAGAGAAAATGGAACTACATTCTTTGAACAAACATTAAATTTAACACTACATAAACTTTCTAAAGAAGACAATAAAGAATTAAAATTGTTAGCTTATGGAAGACCTCATATTGCTGTGGAAGATTACAATGGAAATGTATTTTTAATGGGATTAGAGCATGGAGCTGATGTATCAGGAGGTACTATAGTTACTGGAGCTGCTATGGGAGATTTAAGTGGTTATACACTTACTTTATCTGCTATGGAAGTAAAACCAGCCAACTTTGTAGCATCGCCTACTATTTCTGACCCTTATGCTGGAATGACTAGTGCAACTGTAACTGTAACAGTAGGTACTAATTCATAATAACTAAATTTAATTAGGTAATTAAAGGGATGCTTCGGTGTCCCTTTTTTTATGAAAACAAATTAAGAATTATTTGTTACTTATAATATGGTAATATTAACAACATCAACAGACGCTCAGAGTTTTAAAGTAATTCCTAGAAGTGCAGAAAGCTCAGTTACGTTTGAATTAACTGATAAATCTAAAAGAACTACAAGTTCTGTTGCAGTTACTGTAACTAATTCTAATGGCTATATGACTGTAACAGGTAGCTTTTCTTTGATTGAAGATAGGTTCTATTCATTTGCTATTAAAAATGGTTCTGTAATTATATATAGAGGTTCTATTTTTTGTACAAATCAAACTAATTTTAATACCTTTGATGTACACTCTGGAGAATACACTACAGAAAACACATACAATAACGATTTTGTAATAATATGAGAAAAGTAAATAAAATGGCAAAAAAAAGATACAACAACAACCCTTTGCCAAAAGTAGAAAAAGGAAAGATACATATAGTCAATATGTCTTCTTATACACGCCCTGAAGTAAAAGAACAATACAACAGAGATTGGGTAGAATATGGTGATGATAATAATTATTTTGATTATCTAATAAATAGATATAATGGTAGCCCTACTAATAATGCTGCTATTAACGGTATAGCAGAAATGATATATGGAAAAGGAATAGATGCTGTTGACAGTAAAGACAAAGAAGCTGATTACAAAGAAATGAAAGAGCTCTTTACTAAATCTTGTATGAAAAAAGTATGTTATGACTATAAAATGATGGGTCAAGCTGCAATTCAAATAATCTATTCTAAGGACAGAAAAAAGATTGTACAAGTAGAACATATACCTGTAGAGACGTTAAGAGCAGAGAAGGCAAATAACAAGGGTGAAATACAAGGTTATTACTATGCTAAAGATTGGTCAGAAGTAACTTACAAGACACAACCTAAAAGAATACCTGCATTTGGCTCAAGTAATGCAGGGTTAGAAATATTATATATCAAACCTTATAGAGCTGGATTTTATTACTATTCTCCTGTAGATTATCAAGGAGGATTACAATATGCAGAGTTAGAAGAAGAAATAGCGAACTATCATATAAATAATATACAGAATGGTCTTGCTCCAAGTATGCTTATAAACTTTAACAATGGTGTTCCTACAGAAGAACAAAGAAGTTTGATTGAGCAAAATATACAAGAAAAGTTTAGTGGTTCTTCTAATGCTGGTAGATTTATATTGGCATTTAACGATAGCAAAGAATTGTCTGCAAGTATTGAGCCAGTCATATTAAGTGACGCACATGAGCAATATAAATTTCTTAGTGATGAATCAATGAGAAAAGTAATGGTCTCTCACAGAATTGTATCTCCTATGCTTGTAGGTATAAAAGACAATACTGGTTTAGGTAACAATGCTGAAGAATTACAAACAGCTTCATTGCTTATGGATAATACAGTTATACGACCTATGCAGGTTACTATACTAGATGAACTAGAAAAAGTATTAATGTACAACGGAATTGAATTAGATATATACTTTAAAACACTACAACCTTTAGAATTTACTGACTTAACAAATGCTATAACGGATGCTGAGATAGAAAAAGAAACTGGTATTAAAAAGGAAGATAGTGATACAATAGAAGAAGAACAAATAAATATAGAAGAATAATGGCAACAGCACTATTTATAAAACGGTCAGATTTAGTGAAAAACACTGCATTAAATTCAAATGTAGATACGGATAAATTTATACAGTTTATCAGTTTAGCTCAAGAAATTCATGTACAAAATTATTTAGGCACAGATTTATACGATAAAATTAGTGCTGATATAATAGCAGGAACACTAACTGGAGATTACTTGGCTTTAGTAAACGATTACATACAACCTATGCTTATTCATTTTGCTATGGTAGAATACTTGCCATTTGCAGCATATTCTATATCAAACGGAGGAGTTTATAAACATAATTCAGAAAACAGTCAAATAGCAAACAAAGAAGAGATAGATTTCTTAATTCAAAAGGAAAGAGATTTTGCTGAGTATTATGCTCAAAGATTTATAGATTACATGACCTATAATGCA